TAATAATCCGGTACATATGTACCATCGGCCCCCGTCGCGTCTGTAGGTACTTGCGCCCAAGGGAAAGCCGGATCAAAGCCCCACGCCTTTTGATAACCGTCTGTTGCGGCCTTGCTGTAGGATAATTGCGTATAATTTGTCGCGGTGTCGTCAGCGTAGTCATTAGGATTTGTGGCCACGTAGGTTGTCGAACCGTTGAAATTGATACCATCCACCCAAAAATCAAGGTTGCCCCACAGGTTTTCCATGTGGCGGTACTTTACCCGTCCCGTTGCAACGTTAGAAGCCACAGTAGAACCGCTGTGAAACGCTATGTTGTCGGCCCCGCCCGTATTTTGTTGCGCTGTATTGCCGCTGTCCGTATAACCTCTACCAACCGATGCCTGACTGTCAAGATTCGCCACCTCAACAAGGTACAATAATTCAATAGTAGATTGAGTGGCAAAATCATGTTGGTAGTAATTAGCTCCCCTTGCGTGTATCGCTGTCCTTGCCGTTGCCCTCGTAATAGATACTATGCTTTGATAACCTGATACTGACCGATACTCACTATTTAGCGTGTACGCGCTAACAAGGATGTACGGCCTGACCGTACCATCCGGCCTCTTAAAGGCCGGAGCTTCGTTCCATGACGAATCCCATTTCACGTTGCTTATCAAGAAATCCCTATTTACGTTGTCATTCAGTATCTTATAGTAAAACAGCGGTATCTGCACCATAACGTCCCCAACAACGGGTGTCCGCGAAAAGCCAGGCTCGCCCTGATACGCCGTAATCACGCCATTTAACACATTGCACAGTCTAATATCTCGGTAGATAGGCAAATTATCAAAGTCTGAGCTTCCTCCTTGTCCATTTACCGCAGGAGTGAAATTTAGACCAACAGAATCGTGGAGGCGCGTCAGCACCGTCGAGGATAGAGTTTTATTCCAGCGCGATCCGAAAGTATACCCTTGTTGCGCGTTGGTGGTAATAACGGCCACGTCGCTTGTGGTTGTTGCGGTCTTTTCCCCGCCGTCGCCGTTGTCGTCAATGGTATTTGTTATTGTAACGTAGTAATACCCCGTGCCTATGACCGATGTAGATGGAGTATAAGTAGCCGCATTTGTACCTACCGGAGTACCGCCCTCATTACTGTTTACATTATTCCTATACCACTGGTAACTTAATTCCCCCCCGTCGCTTACATTAGCCGTAACTGAAAGCGCAGAAGCCGTAGCGTTCTGCGTATACTCTCCGCTCGACGGATGCTCTGTTATAACCGGAGATTGAGCGTTTACTAATGCGTTTACAGCTACCGATACAATATCGCTTGTTGTCGTTGCAGTTATTGCCACCGTAGCACGCTCATTTGTATTAGTTACAACGGCATAGTAATACATCGTACTGGCCACGTTCGTAGGCACGATATATTCTTGATCAGTCTCACCCTCAATAGGTATACCTGTTGCGGTATCATCTACATCGTTGCTATACCATTGGTAGGTAAGCGTCCCGCCGTCATATACAAAAGCCGACACACGCAAAGTATGCTCGCCGCCGATAGTGACTACGCCGCCCTCCGGTTGATTCGATATATTAGGCTCTTGCGCGTGGGTAGGACGCGGCGCACCTGCGACACGTAATTTACCGTCGCTTGTTTCGGCGGTCAAATCGTTTGGCTGGTCACGACTAACGAGGTCGGCGGCGTTGAATTGTCCCTCGGCGATAAAGTTATTTGCTACCCATTCTTTTAATTGCTCTTGGGCGGCGTTAAATTCGTCGCGGGTAACAAGCGCGAGGGAAGTATCAATTACAAGCTCAAAACTGCCCGTATCTGACACCTCTATGACCATGCGGATAATAGCCGCTGAGGATGATCCCTCCGGCAAAGTCGGTTTATATGTAGGCGGCCACGTGGCTATCGCAATTACCCCGTCCTTATCGTCGATTATGGATATTTCATGTATCCAATGACCACCGATATTTTCGCGGATAATACCCTCGGCCTCAAGCCACGCAGGATTTTCAGGGTCTACTCTCAGCGAATTTAGATCTTGCCTAAGCCATTCATTTTTGAGATCGGCCTGATCCGGCGTCAGGGTATAGCCTCCGTTCCCGGTATCTTCAAGGCCGTAACCTACGGCAAACTTTTTCAATTTGACCGTTTCGCCGCTGTTAAACACATCCCGCGCCACGGATTTGCCGTATTCTGTCAACATCGAAAAATATCTTTGTTCCGACATAACTGCCTCCCATAGTTTATTTTATAAATATAGTATAAATTTCGCTTAAAACCTAATCCACGTTACAGTATATAGTATATTGTAACTTATTTGGGGTACACTTTGACTGCCGCCGACGAATAGCCGCCAGCGCCCAGCGTCTTTTTGACCTTTATGTTGCTGTCTATACCCTCAATCTTTGGATTTACGCGCCCAACCGTCGCGGCGAAGCCTCCCACAGCTCGCCCGTATCGCAACGATAGATTAACGCTACGCGCCATCTTAGGGCCTACCCTATGTGATACTATACCCGGCGCGGCTATGCCTCTTACGTGCTTAATTTTGACCTCTTTTTTGGTCCACGGCTTCGGTTTCACCCGCCCCATCCATGCATCATAACCGCCCGACGTATATCCATATCCAATATTGACTTCGCCGCCCGGCCAATCCTTGGGGCGGATCGCCGCTAAGCACACCCCGGCACCTTGCGCCCCGAAGTACGCCGTAACCCGCCAAGATTCTATAAGTATGATATGGCGTAAGTATGACCGGACATTTTTAATATTATTTATAAGATTACGAATATCGTCCTGAATTGTAGGTTGCGCCCCGCGCACCCCAGTATCGATTGCAAGGTCGAATTCGTAAGGCTCCATATGGGTACCCAATATATCAGATTCAAACCACTCAATCGCGAAAGCCGGCATCCCTAAAAATATGGGGACACTCTCCAATGCCCATTTCGTACCTTTGTACCAATGCATCTGTATAGCGTTTTTAATCAATACGCGCTTTTCAGTAAGTGTTTCAGCAAAGTTATAACCCTCGAAATAACCTATGTTCCACTGCCAAGCCAAGTCGTCAAGCTGCCCATTATCAAGCTCGTCTATGCGCGAATATATCAGCATCAATTTAACCCGCTCGTCAAATCCCTCAACAAGCTTGTCCAAACACGCCGCCGCCGCCCGAAATTCGGCCATATTTTTAGCGCTTTCCGGCAACATATCGCTAAATTTTACCGCCGATAATGTACTTAGTGTGGTCATATTTTAATCGCTTTCCACGTTGCCAAAATTAACTTCTCGGTTAATAAAATGCACAATGGTATCACGTCCCAACTGCGTAAATTCAAGGCCGTCAATTTCTACCCTTTTGGCCCCCGCCGCAAGGCATAACTGCACCAGCCTGTCAGGGTTTATATCCCTGCCTATCCGCTCTACCTGCCATGCTTCATAGTTCGCTACAGCGGCCTTTATTCGATCACCTATAGTGACTAACTGCGTTCCTTGTTCGGCTGTTATGTACCATATTAGGCTATATTCTACATCAATAGATTTAATCGGCAGGACGTTTACCTTGTCCGTCAGTGGCCGTATTTTATCGGCGTTCAGCACCTTTTCTACGGCTTCCAATTCCGCGCCGCCCTCCTCCGGTATACCCCCATTTTTGAGCATTACGAATACGTCCACCTCACCCAAACGCTCGCCATCCCGATCTTCCGGGCCGGAGATTGATACGTCAAAGATATTTCCGTGGGCGGTGAGCGCCCAGTAAATATATGACAACCTTGCCCCAGCCGTTGAAAACTGTCCGGGGGCCATTCGCGCCCGATTGCGCAGCCCGTCGTCGCTTTCTACGTCTGATCCTCCGCTCGATTCAACGGTGTTGACCACGGCCCCAACCCCCGCAACAACGTCAACTATCCTCGTAATTTGGCGCGGTAATAACCCGTTGCCATCTGCCCCGTAGGTTAGGCACGTAGCCGTGACTTCTCCGGACATCTGCCCCGCAGGGATTATCAATATATCGTCTGTCGCGAAAAATATCCTGCCGTCAGCCGTCGCCCTCGTGCCTTTGGGTATGGCCAGCGCAAACTGCCTAACCGCCGCCAATGTATAGCGTAGCGTTGTTTTGGCGGGGAAAGCATCCAACCGATAGACACCCAGCAACGCGGCCAAAGCGTCAAGGTAAGCTCCGGTAGCGTGTTGCAGAAAGTTTTGCTTTTGCGTCCAGTCGCTTACGGCGTTTTGCATGGAGATCACCGCCGCCAGCGTAGATAAAAATATACGCACCGGATCGCCGGGGAACAACACCACTCCTTGTAGGCCCTCGTACATTGATATAACCGAAGCCGTAACCTCTGCCGGGTCAGGGCTTGCCAGCCGATTTTGACGCACGATCAGGTCAACAAGCGCAGCAATAAACACAGCAGAACTGCCCTCGGAGGCTTCCCACATAGCCGTAATCGTAGCGGTCAGCGCGTCCCTATTCACTTCACCCAAAGCAAAGTACGGCAGGTTATAAAACGCCTCGGCATTATCGTCAAATTTCACAAAACGGCTATCATTCATAATAATACGCCTTCTTTCACACGAAAGGTTACTATTGGGACGATTTCGCCCGAAACAACATTGCTATGCTCAAAACTTATGCCAGTTATCTCCGCTCGTGGCTCATATTTGGATATTTGATTAGTTATATCCATTGTAAGATTAGCCAAAACCATATTTTCCGGCTGATCTATTATTGCCGGATTAAGTCCAAATTCTCGCATTAAAAACACGCTTCCGCGCCATGTGGTTATAATCATCTTAATATTTTGGGCGATCTCACGCCACCCGCCGACAGCGATATCAACATGATCCGACGCATCGCCTATAACTTCATATTCTTTTTTCATTGCGCGTATATCCCTGTTTTCGGCGTGGTGGCCCGTGCTCCTCCACCGCCCTTACCGGGCATCCTATCGGGGCCGCCCTTGCCGGTCTCGCCTTTCCTTAGCTCGTCCTCACGCAGTTTTTGCGCGGCCTCCGTAGGCGTGGATGATATGAACTCCCGCATAGTCATTGTAACCACCATAACTGCCGGCCGTCCATACGCCCAATAGCTTTCCTCGCCCTCTAAGCTTCGGATCGTCCACTGTCCGTAATTCTTACCGTCCAAAAACATCAACTGCGGTTTGCCGCTTTCGCAAGCCTTTTGTAGCCGTTCATAAGCCGCTAAAGGGTCAAAACACATTGTACTATGCAATAAAATTTCAAATTCTACATCTTTTAGACTGCGTCCGGTGAACTCACTTACGGGCGGCCCGTTTATTATTTCATGGTCAACCCACCGCGCTCCGGCTTTGCGCGTCCGACCCTGAAAAGTCTGTATAAACAACGACGATGCGACAAAAATAATTGCGTTGCCCTCCATCGCCCTGCCTACATCGGCTACAATAGTAGACCCGCTAAATTCACCATCAAAGTCGCCTATATACCCTACAAACGGCGTAAGTGCCAATAGTCGGGCAAGCGCGATTTCTTTCACTACGTCAGGAATCGTAGGTATTATCATGCTATCTTCCCGTCTGACAGTGTGCCCGTAGCGGCTATAACCGGCCCTATATATGGGGCCATACCGGAAGCCCCACCGTTTACCTGTATACTACTGCTTGTTACTATAGCATTACTTGTAATTTCGTCTACTATCGCCTTAGCGTAGGCATCGCATACCGATTTTAATAACTTATCATCATCTGGCGCAAACGTTTCTTTTAGATTATCTAACATTTTACTACTTAGACTTGATGCGGTCAAGGGCATACCTACCTCCTATTATGGCGCAGTTTTTGTAGTCTGCGACGGATTAAGATGAAATACACCATATACCGGACACGGACTTGCAGCATGGATCACCCCAAGAGAAGCCCCTGTACCTAATTCTATAGCCGAAGAATCTATGGCGCACTTAGTCTTTGCCACTATTTTAGTATTCGCCCCTGCTTCAATCGTTATATCACCGCTCGCCTTAATAGTTATTTCTTTAGCTTCTATAGCCTTACCATCTTCAACAGTGACGGTTAGGCTTTTACCTTTGATTTTAATCGCGTCTTTTACCTCTACGTCTACTGTACCGTCCGCGCCGTCATTGCCATCAACCGTTGCAATAATATCACCCTTAATATTTGTCGTTAAAGCGTGTTTTTCACGGTCATATTTTATCAATGTTTCATCTTTGTATTTGGTATATCTAATATCCTGCCCATTCTCCGGTGGCGTATCTTCTTTATTATATATCGCGCCTATTACAAAGCCAGTTATAGGCCCGTTGCCTAAAAAAATACACGCTACAAGCTCGTCAATATCCGGCATATAATAATGTTTATTTTCGAGGGTCTGCTGCTGAATAACCTGCAACCAACCGCTCACCAATTCGTCAATATCAGGGAATTTCACCCGCGCCATGCACTTTTCGGGATCGGTCTCTGCAACTATCCCAATACGGAATATATCATTAATATTCAAGTATTCCTCGCAATGTTAGTGTCGAATTATATCCACCTGACTTACTATAGTCATGGGATATTTCTTCAATGCTCCATATTACCGTGTCCCAACGCCCGAAGCCATATACATTTATTGTCATTCCGCTATATAAGTCCGGGCGGCCCATCATAGTCAAAGTGCCGCGCACCTGCCGCATATTTTTAGACCGCAAAGCGGCTTTTGCTACTTCTTCGGCTTCGCCTATATCCTTTACTCTTTGATTTATCTTTAATATTTGACCTACTTCCGGGTCAGGAATATCGCCCTTTTCTGCGTCCTTTTTGGCTCCCTTTACATCATCAGAATAAAAGATATACTCTATCAATTCTTTTTTTACAGTGTCATAGTATTTTATTTCAGCCGCTTGGTATATATCGCTACTATTCATGTTAAATTCCCATGATTTAACATTACCCTCGGATCGATATATTATGACTTCGGGCTTCTCCTTATCATATTCCTCACCTCTAAAAATCACCAAATATTTATCGGTAATTTTAATCATTAAACCAGCATAATCACATATATCTGTAATCAATGATAAATCACTTTGCCCTTTTTGCTCCCAACGCTCCAATACCGGATTATGTTTTGAAAACCACTTTAATTCAAAACCATGTTTATCCGCTATATCCTGCGCTATTTGTTTTATTTCAATTTCTTCCCATGCTTTAGTATTTTGTTGCCGCCTTATGCTATTCGTTATGCCTACCGAAATAGCCCCCATCTGAAATATACTTGATGGATTAGACGAGCTTGTAATATCGTCAATTTCAAAACTTCCGCAATCACGGTCAAATTTATCCCCATAATCAAGCCAATTAAAAGCCTTTATTTTTGCCGCCAATTTAGCCCCGCGTTGCGGCATCCAATCACCACGCCATAAGCCGTCCGTATCATGGAAAGTAACGCTTAATTCGTCCATTTTATTAGGCAGTGTACGGTCAACATACCGAATACTTTCCAAAAATGGCGCGACATCTTGCGTAATGTCTACATTGTCATATAATAATTCAATTATTACTTCACGGGGGGGTGTCGGCATAGTTACCCTTTCCTCGCCCACGGCGGCAACGGCGAACTTGTTTTACCGGGCGGCAACTGCGGAACATTGACAGTTAGCCCGGAAGGTAAAAAGATAGTCCTCATGTGTTCGGGATTGGACCGTAACAGAACGTAAGATAACATCTCGCTTCCGTATAATTCGAGCGCGAGCATATCCCAAGTATCTCCCTGTTTTGTTTCAGTCGTCCAAATCATCTTGTAGCCACCCGTGCATTATTATATTGCATTTGGGTAAACCACTTTTCAAATTGTGTTTTAGCTTTATCTATAGCATCCTCAACTGCCGTTTTTATGGCAGAAGTATCGCCTCCGTTAGCCGTAATATTAATATTCGGAGAAAAATTAAATGTTCCACCCCCTATGCCATTTTTATCGGCGTTATTAGCAATATTCGGCATTTTTAAATCTAACATATCAATCATAAGAGGAGCATTTAGTTTTGGCCGAATAGAATCCGCTGGCTTCGGAATATCCTCCAAAAACTTAAAAAAATCAAAAGTTTTTGACGTATCATTAGCCCCAGCCTCATATGGATGCTTAGGTCTGTAAGACTTCTTAGCTGGCGGTACTATAGGATGTGTAGGCGAATCAGGATGCTTCGGTCCCGTAAATTCGGCGACATCAAATTCAGGGACATCGTGGGCCGCCGCCTTAATTACCTGTAATTCGGGTAATTCGGGCGCGACTTGTCTTATAAGCTCAGCGGCCCGTTTAGGCTTAGTCAGCGGTATCACCATCTCAGGCTTGCCATCCTCAGCTACCAGCGACGGCTCGGTTGCGATACCACCACTCCCGAATTTACGTAGAGGCAGGGCGTTAGTCACAGCCTTAGCCGCGCCGCCCACTGCGCTGACTGCGCCCGATACTGTTTTAGTCACGCCTCCCAGTACGTTTAATACGCTGTCAGGTATTAGGCTTTTTACGGCATTTGTAACCGCTCCTGCCGCGCCTTTTATTACTGAAAGTACGCCGTCAATGAATTTTTGAATCCATGCCTTACCCGTGGCGATTAAATCTATACCGGTAATGGCTTTAACTACGTCATTTAATAAACGCGGGATCAGCGTATAAAGTCTTATAAATACGTCCTTTATGCCATTAAAAAATCCGTTAGAAAACGAATCTTTGATACCCATTACCTCGCCCATAAAGAACCCTTTAATGAATTCTATACCCGAAGCAAAGAAGTTTTTGACGGTATCGATTGCTACGTCAAGTGTATCAGATAACATATTTAGCGTCGGCGTAATCCATTCTTTGACCGCTCCAAGTATATCAATGCCAAATATAGTCTTTATTATCTCGTTGCCGGTTGTGGCTATAAGCGACGGGATCAGCGTCAATTTACCTAATATAAACTTCCCAATATTTATAATAAAGCCCTTAATATCACCCGCTAAAAGAGCTTGTACCGCTTGTATCGGGCTTAAAATAATGTTCTTTAGTGGGGTCAAAATGTTTTGAATCCACCCCGGCAATCGCCCAAATAGGCCCTTTATATCCTCTACTATATCATTAATAAATATAGGAACGGTTGTGCCTAAATTTTTGAAAAAATATACCACACCTTCCCAATTTTTAATCAGCAAATAGGTGGCTGTACCAAGCGAAGCCACCGCCGCGACAACCGCAAGCACCGGCAAAGCCAGCCCTCCGAGCAAAGCCGCTATCGCCTTAAAACCTCCAAAAGCCGCCAATAGTGCCTTTGTTTGTAGTATTAGCGTAACCATTGATGCGGCAAATATAGCTGTTGCCCCCACTGCATTCATAATTGCAAGCACTATGCCCAGCGCCTTAAACGCTATAAATGCCTTGCCTACCTTTTTCAAAACTTCAACAAGGCCTCCGTTCTTCTCAATCCATTTTCCAAATTGATGTATAGCCTCGACAATGGAATTTTTAAGGCCGATAATACCCTCTTTGTTTTCTTTAACCCACTTTATAATATCTTGTACAAATTCTTTGACTTTTTGGGCAATAAGCTCCCTATTTGCAACAATCCACCCGCTAATAGCTTGATTTACCCGCGTCAGAGGCTCATGTAACTGCTGCCCGACAGCAATAGACAGCCCTTGCGCGGCGGCTTTTAGTTCGCCCCAGCTGTCGATAAACGCCGACGCTTTTTGACCCGCAAGATCGTCAAACACTATACCAAGGCGGTCAGCGTCGTTCATCATCTTTCGGATAGCATCCCCTCCTTGTTCAAGCATGGGGATCATATCCGCGCCGGACTTACCAAACATCATAGTCGCGAATGTAAACTTTTCATTTTCGTCCGTTAATTTCTTGAATGCGTCCGAAGCTTCAATCAATAACCGTGTCCGGTCTTTCACATTCTTATTTTCATCCCGCAAACTCATTAGGCGTTTATTATTAACATACACTTCGCTAACGCCTTTCTTTACGCTATCCGAAACTATCTTATTCAGCCGTCCCATATTACCTGAAAATTGCTCTACGGACATTCCTGACTGCGTAGCGGCATACGCCATTTCACTAAATTGTTGCGTTGTAACGCCCATTTTTGAAGCGCCTTTGACTGCGTCGTCACCCATTTTAGCGGTCTTATACGCAAGGCCGTAAACAGCGGCACCGGCTACGCTTCCAACAATGGCTATTTGTTTTAGCGGCCCAACAATAGAATCTACAACTTTACCCCATGCCGCACCCATCTTATTGGCTTTATCGGTAAAATCTTTGAGGGAATTATCAAAATCTTTTTGTAGTTTATTTAGCTTCATTGCTTCCGCTGACTTTTTCGACAGCTTAGCAATCTCGCTTGCGGCCTCATTATGCGCGGCTTTAAACGATGGGGATAGTGAGCCTCCAATGGCGAACGCAAGCTCGAAAGTTTTTTTCATGTTCGCCATAACTATCCCCTATCCGATTTAATTGCCTCCGTTACAACATCTACCCACTCCCTTATTCTACTGACAGGCAGCCTCAAATACGTCGTTATTGCCGTTCGAGTAGTCATAGACAAACGAACTACCACCCCCATCATTTGCCTGTGGCTTTTGAGGCCGCATCCATTAAAAAAGTCTGCGCTTTAAACGTCAATGCCGTAGCATCGGCAATCGGAAATTTGCGCAACTCGTTTATTGTTATCTTAGCCGCACGGGCTACAATGTGCATAAGGTACGTCTTGGAAAACTCGTTGATACTCAAATCCCCGCTATTGGTGCCGGGAAGCGTGGCGACGGCCTCCATATCCTCGCCTGTCAACGAATTAAAGTCAACGGTTAGCTCAGAATATTCTTTATCAGCTACCTTTACCTTTCGCGTAAGTTTATGCGTAAAAAATGAACCAGTATCCAACGCCACAGCTTCCACCAACGCCACAGCCGATTCTGTCTTTTCTGTTGTAGTAGCCGCATCCAATTTTTTGTTTTCCATTTTAATACTCCTATGTTAAAGTAAAACCCCGCTATAATTAGCGAACCATACGGCGCGGGGTACTCCGTATGGTTACCCCTTTTATGGGGCCGCTATAAATTAAACACCAATAGCCTGACGGACAGCGGCTAACATATCGTTGCCGTTCATCACGTACTTGCCATTGTATACGTCAATTTCCCGAAGTTCGACCCCCCCTACTATTTCTTTGAGGTATATGACGTTGAATTCTAACGACCGTCCCTGCACTTCTCCAGGATTAAGGGTGCCAAGATTATCGCCTATCAGCATCGCCTTAACTATTATTTTTTGCTCAACTACCTCTAACTCGCCACTCCCGGCGTTTAAGTTCTGCAAGCCCGGCCAAAACTCAATATGGTGGTACTTTTGCGGCAAAAGCAAACGTATATCCGGGTGAGCAATTCTAAAATTCACGGTCATGGTCATGTTTTGCACATGACCGAGAACCGGAGTATCAACAACACCAAATATACCCGCGCCTTGAATAGACTGGGTCATGGCCTGAACATTCGGCAGGGTAACGTCAACGGTTCCTATCTGCCGCGCTCCCTCCAGGAACATGGAAAAGTTAATCAACATATGCGGTGCTTTATTCATGGACACGCCTCCTATGCGAATAAGTTTTGGAGTAGGTACGGGTCAAACTCCAAGTTAAAGGTAATTTTTTGCGCCGGTAATATCAGCCCCAGCATCACATGGAAAGTCAACATTCCCGCCATCAACTGCAAAACGGTGTTTTCATCGTCTCGCGCTTGTATGCTACTGCCGGGAGCTAACGCCCCGACCTGCATAAGCGAATTAAGGTTCATTTGCTCACTATTGGCGATCATCTGTATCAGAACACGGTTGTTAGGCTGGTCAACCTTGTTCCACCACGTCAAAACCAGCTGGTTCGCGTACCAAGCTAACATCCTCCGACTGGATATAAACGAATCCTTAGGATCGGTATTGCCGGGATATGCGGCGGTATACGCACCCCATACGCAATTACCAGCCGTAAAATTGTACGCCGTAACTATACCGTTGCCACGCAAAAAGTTTGCCTGAGGTATAGACAAGAATACCTCCGTATTGTCATCCAATACCACAGATTGGCACTGTATAGCCTTATTAGACGGTGTGGAAAACGGTATACCATTGCGTTGCCTATCCTCAACG